TGAGTTGGACCTTGCGCTCGCCCTTGATCATGCGGGCTCCTGTGAGGACGAGCCGTCACCGCCATCGCCAGGGGCCGGGTCGGGCTCCGGGAGGGGGACGGGCTGCTTGCTGGGGAGGCTGATGCCCGCGGCCTTGATGGCCTCGGTCTCCTTCTTGAGCTGGGCGACCACGTCTTCGAAGTTGAGGCCCCGCTCGGCGAGGATGCGCTGCCGGGTGTCCAGGCAGTTGTTGACGGACTCGATCTTGGCGGCGGCGTCGTTCTTGGGATCCACCCAGTCCCAGCCCCGGGGCTCCCAGGTGTGGGCGCTGAAGGTCTCGATGGTCGCGCCGGGGGGCATGGTGAGGGCGCCCTTGAGCACGGCCATGTAGATGAACTCGTTGTAGACGCGCTCGCAGAGGGTCTCGATGACTAGGCCCTGCAGCTCACGGTAATACTCGCGGTCCTCCAGGGTGCCGGTGCGGATGCTGCTGAAGCTGACCTCGGTGAGATCGGAGCTCAGGGCCGCGTAGGAGACCCCCAGGCCGGAGGCGATGCCCTTGAGCATGGCCTTGGAGAAGTCGGCAAAGGCGGTGGTGGGGTGCTTGGCGTCAGGGATCTCGATGTCGGTCCCGGCCGGCACACCCTGGTAGTAGATCCCCGTGCTCGACGGCATCTGCTGGGCCGCCAGGAGCGGATCCACCCCGGGGGTGAAGTTCTCGCTGTCCTCGTCGCCCTCTTCCAGCGTCCCGTTGGGGCTCTTGATGAAGGCGATGCGCTCGGACTCGTGGCGCGCCGCGGCGACCTCGGCCTCCCAGTAGTGGCCGAGCATGCTGATGAGATACATGACGCTGTCCGCCCACGGGACGCCTCGGGTCTGGTTGGCACGCTGGGGGTCGATGCCATGGATGATGTCGGAGGCCGGGATGCGCACCCGCTTGCCCCGGGGGTAGTTGGAGCGAGAGGAGCCCGGGTCGGTGAAGTGGTAGGCGACGGGGCGGTTGTTCGAGTCGATCTCGATGCCCATCACGATGGCGTTGTGGCCCTGCCCACCTTCCACGGTGTAGGTGTGGTCGAGCAGGTCGGCATCCAGGAACTGCAGGGCCAGGCCGTAGGCATTGGGGAAGCCGCGCACCAGGCGCACGAAGCACTCACCATCCAGGGCCATGGTGCGGACGAAGAGCCGCGTGGCCCCCAGCCAGCTGTATTTCCCGCAGACGGTGCAGCTGCCCTTCTTACCCCAACGCAAGAAGGCGGCCTCGTTCTTCCCCGCGTAGGGGTCGCGCCGAGACTTGGCCTTGGTGTTGAACTCGCTCTGGAGGGTGAACCCCACCGGGCCGACCACGTGGGATCCCAGGGCCCGCAGGTAGCGCTTCATGTAGGGGTTGTTGTTGGCCAGGCGCCGGGAGTTGGAGCGCAGGGCCAGGGCATCCTTGCGGATCTCCTGATCTTTGCTGCGCAGGGCCTGGAGCCAGCCCCCGCCGTAGAGGGCCGCGCCGGCGTAGAAGGTGCCCGTACCCATCCCCAGCACGGAGCGCTTGGGGGTGGTGCCGGTCAGGCTCTTCCAGGCCGAGGCGAGGCGGGCGCGGATGCTCATGGCCGGAACCTCACGGGGAACTGGGTGAAGATCGGCTTGCCCTTCTGGCGCCGGACCACGGCCAGGTAGTGGGCCCGCAGCTTGATGAGCTCGGCGTGGGGCAGTTTCTTGGCCTTGGTGCCGTCGATCTCGTACTCGGTGATGGGATCACCCATGCGCTCTTCGAGCACGGCCGTGATGGCGGCCAGGCACTTCTCGGCGTGGGTCCGGCGGTCGGCCGCCACGGTGGGATCGGGCAGGACTTCGAAGAGGCCCTGGTTGACCGTGTGGGTCTCGCCGGCCTTGGTGACGCGGGCGGTCCAGTGGCAGGTTCCCGCGGCCCAGCTGCTGGTGGTGCCCGGGGGCACCGTGACCAGGTGGTCGGTCCCGGAGGGTGTGGCCGTCACGGGCACCGGCTCAGCGGCACCCACGGCGAAGTAGACAACGAGGGACCACCCATCGGAAGCGGGATAGTCGGCCTGGACCTCGGTCCAGGTCACTGTGTCGCCCGCGTAGACCTTCGACGGCGCGTCGGCCAAGGGTGGTTCCTCCTGAGTCCCCAAGGTGGGGTGCTGCACTCAGGGAGGTGTCCTCATTGGAGGAGGACAGCCCTACCAGGCTCCCCCGCCGCCAGGCTTTCCAGGCCCCCGCGGAACGGCATGGATCTGCGCCTTGGTTGGGTTCCCGATGACCTTGGGGGTAATCCGCTTGACGGCCTTGCGGACCACCGGCTCGGGCTCGGGGGCATCGGGCTGGGCCGCGGGCTCCTCCTCGTAGGGCGGCAGCACGGTCAGGGTTCCCCCCTGGGCCTTGGCTACCAGGTCTGCCAGATCCCGAGGGGCGTAGATGGCCAGGGCTGCGTCGGCGTAGACGTGGCAGTCGAGAATCTCGTTGGGGTCGTCCTTGTCGCGCTTCTCATACTTCCGCTTGCCGCGCACGGGGACCTCGGCCAGCAGCTGCTCGAAGTAGCCCGCGTCGAGGTCGGCCGGGAAGTGCTGGTAGCCGGGGCCTGGCTTGGGCAGCTTGAGGGTGGCGTAGATCTGGTCCTTGGCGGCCACCTGGTCGACTAGGTAGAGGCGGCCCTTGGCGTTGGACTTTCGCACCAGCTTGGCCTGGGGGGTGGTCGCGCCTTTCACGGGGTAGGCGATGCCCCGCATGCGCGGCCGGCGGCAGAAGGCATAGACCTGCTTGGTGAAGTGACCGCCGATGTCCAGGCCGATGCACCGGATCTTCATGGTGCGGCCGTCCTTGCGCTTCCAGTCCTGCAGCAGGAACTCCTCGAGGCGGTCCCAGGGGGAGTCCATGTCCTCGGTGCTCTTGGTGATGGCGAGGTTGCCGGGGATGACGTGGTGCAGGATGGTCCACTGCTCCTCCCCTGCCCCGGTGCCCCGCACCACGATCTCCAGGCGCTGGGGGCTGGCCGATTGGTTGTCGACCCCCGCGGTGAGGATGCCGACCCCGATGGGGACCTCCCCGGATAGGTAGTCGCTCTCGCGGGACCGGGCGTGAAGGCCCTCCACCTGCAGGGCCTCGCCCTGGCGCAGGTCCCACCATTCACCCAGATGGGTGTTGATGAACACCTGCAGGGACTGCTTGCCCTTGCGGTTGGCCTTCAGGAAGCCCCGCACCAGGGTGGCCATGCTGCGGACCATGAGCCCGTGGACCTGGAACCCTGCGTGGTCGGTGACCTCGGGATGGTTGGGGCGCCACTCGGCCTGGCGCTCCGCCCGGCTGAGCTCGATCTGGGTGATGACACAGCCGGCCCCGCGGCAGGCATAGACGGCGTCCTCGGGCTTGCCGCCCTCGGAAAAGACCACGTTCTGAAAGCTGTAGCCCTGCTCACAGCCGCAGTGGGGGCAGGTCCAAATCCGCTGGTGCTGGTTGGATTCAAGGAAGCTCTTCTCGATGCGGCTGCGGCCCCGGATGGTGGGCGTGCTGCAGCGGTAGATCAGGCGGCGGCCCTCGAAGTCGCTGGTGCGGGCCTCGGCCAGGTCCTCGTAATCGCCCTCCTCGCCCGCCGACTCATCGATTGGGATGCGGTCGATCTCATCCATGAACAGGTCGCGGATGGGCTGGGAGGCGAGGCCCGCCGGCGCGTTGGCCCCCACGGCCACCAGCAGGCCGCCGGGGAAGGTCTTCTCCAGGATGGTGTTGGAGCTGTCCCGGCTCTTGGGGTCTCCCACCAGGGCGGCGAGCTCGGGGCAGTCCCGCACCATGGGGCTGAAGCGGGTCTTGCTCCACTTCTCGCTGGCCCGCTCGGTGGCGTTGACCACCATCATGGGGCCGGGGTTCAGGTGGATCCGGCTGCCCAGGATGTTGTTGAGGATCTGGGTCTTTCCCCACTGGGAGGGACCGACGATGCTGATGGCCTGGATCCGGGGGTTGGAGGCCGCGTCCATGATGGCGACCTGGTAGGGCCGGGCCTCATTCGACCACTTGCCCGGGCGGGCGCTGTCCTCCCGGCTGAGCACCCGGTAGGTCTCGGCCCACTGGCTCACGGTCATGTCCGGGGGCGGAAGCAGGACGGCGGCGCACTCTGCGAGGAGGACGCAGGCGGAGGCCACAGGTCTCATGAGCCAGCCTCCTGCTCGGCGTTGCGCTGCAGCTCGGCCACCACATCCCGGCGCAGAATGTTCATCTCCTTCCGGAGCACGGCCACCCGCTCGGCCAGGATCATGCCGTCGGCCAGGCCCTCGGCCGCCCGGTCGGGGTAGCCGTCCATGGAGGCGTTCAGCCGGGAGAGGAACTCGTTGAGGTGCTTCCGCACTTCCTTGGCCCAGACCAGCTTGCCGGCCATCTCGGCCGCTTCCATCTCGGCGATGTCGGCCTCGCCCTTCAGCTTCCGGTCCTTGTCGGAGAGCTCCCCACCCCCCGACTTGCCCTGGGCCAACCCCGACACGTAGGCCACGTACCAGGGCAGGACTTCGGACCAAACGTAGTAGCAGCCTACACCTTCCCCATGTCGGGGTAGGTCCTTGTCATGCCAACGTTGAATTGTTCTATCTGAAACATTAAAGAAAGCCATTAAATCGGACTGTTTCAGCTTGGATAGGCGCTCTTTTATACTCACTGTGCTCATAAGGTGCCTACGACACCACTTAAAAACCCACAGCTAGGCAAAACGGGCGCTGCTGGCGCGATACCCGCTTTGGGATCCTCCAGGAGGACCCGCGAT